GTGAAAGCAAAAACGGAGCGAAAACGGGACAGCGCCGAGCTCGCTCGGACGAAGGAAGAATGGATCGAGAGCGCAGCCACCTTGAACGCGGAGCGGTTCGAAGTGGCGGGCGCTCTTTTTGATCTGGCCACGGAGAAGGCCGGCGAAACAGAGGTTCGCCGCCGTCTGAAACAATATCGCGGAGGTGCTGAATAAATGAGCATTGAACGTCTTCGTGCAGGCGTGTATGTAGAGTTGATGGCAAAGGCAAAGGAACGGGTTCTGCCGAAAAGCGGCCGCGTGTGCGTGCCGTATGTGGGCGAGTGGGGCGCTCCCGATCGGGTCGTGGAGGTGCGCGGCTATGACGAGCGGATCGCGGAAACCTTTGGCCTGGTGGATACGGTGGAACTGGCTGCGGAAGGGGGAGCCACGCTGGTGCTGTACCGGATGACAGACGGCAGCGCGCAGGCGGCGTCCTACTCCCAGGCGGATTGTTTTGAACTGACGGCCAAATATCCCGGTTTGGAGGGCAACCAGTTCGTCATCACCATTCGGGACAGCATGACGGAGCCCGGCAAAAAGGAAGTGCTGATCAAGCACAGAGGGCTGGGGCTCGGCCACAGGCTGACGGTGACCAACGTCGACGATCTGGTGGCCAAAACGGCCAACCTGTCCTTCGTCAACCAGGCGAAAAAGCTGGGGGACGCCCCGCTGACAGACGTGGCCGAGGCCGCTTTTTCCGGCGGTACGTCCGGCACACCGGCTTCCCTGACCGGCGCGGATTTCACCGCCCTGTTCGCGGGAATCAGCGGCGCCGATTTCGATGCGCTGTACCTGCCTTCAGCCGATCCGGCCATCATGGCAAGCGCGAAGCAGTTTATCGCCGACCGGCGCACCTTCAACCAGAAGCTGTCCACGTTGGTCGTCGGCGGCACGAGCGCCACGGACGGCAGCATGGATGCGCACATCGCCCGTTCCACCGCCATGAATGAACGCTTCGTCATCAACAGCGCCATTGCCGGCGAACACGTGAACGGCAAAATGTACTCCTCGCTGGAGTGGGCGGCATGGACGGCCGGTCTGGTGGCGTCCACGCCAGCTCATATTTCGCTGACGGCCCAGCCCGTTCCGCTGAAAAAAGCGGTGAAGGACTGGGGGCATACGGAAATTCTCAAAGGGCTGGCCAACGGCGTGTGGATGGCGACACGCGACGGCAGTCAGTACGTCGTGGAATCGGCGATCAACACGCTCTCCACGCTGCATGCCGGGGAGCGCGAGGATTTCGCCAAGGTACGCGTCTCCATGACGCTGGATCAGATCATGAACGACCTCATCTCCGTCGGCAAAAAGTACAAGGGGAAGCTGAACAACAACGAGATGGGGCGGACCACCTTCATCGCCGCGGCCAAGTCGTACCTGGACGAGCGCATCCGCCAGGCGGCCATCGAACAGGGGGCGACGATCGCGGAGAACCCGGACAAGGCCAGCGTCGGCGACGTGGCCTACTTCGTGCTGAAGGCGCAGCCGCTTGACGCGATCGAAGTGTTCGATATCAAATGGGAGGTGCTGTAACGATGAGAGCACACAACTTGTATCTGAAAAACAGCCAGGTGTACAACGACAACGGCGATCCGATTCCGGGCGTGCTGGAGGCGAAGGCGGTTCTGAAAATCCAGTCGGAACCGGTTCACCGCCTGCGCCACGGCGAACTGGAGGACATTGTCTCCCATCACATCGAAGTGACGCTGACGCTGACCGCGCAAAACGCGGAGTTGAAATATTTCATCATTGATGAAATTACCAAAGGAAAGACGCCGATTCTGCCCATGCTGATCGGTGAGATGTACGACAAGGAAAACGACGCGTACGAGCGCGTCAAGCTGACCAACATCCGCCTGGTTCCCGAGGAGCTGACCCTGTTTGAAGCGAAAGCGGAAGGCAGCGACAAGGGGCAGTACGAGGTGCGGGGCAAAACCAACGATCAGCCTGAGTTTCTGAAACGTTTTCCGGATTACGAAGAATAACGCGCGGGAGGGTAAGCGATGAGCAAGCTGGAGAAATTTTTGGCCAAAGCGCGGGAAGAGGAAGCGCGCCGCACGGTGACGGTGACGATTGACGGCGAAGAGTGGTCGGTGCGGGAGCTGACGCTGAGCGAAAACCGCTTCTGCGAAAAACTGGGAGACAAGGGCGATACCTTTGACTGGTACCGCTACAACGACGCCCGCATCGTCAAGGCGACGGAGCACGAGTTTCCCTGGAACAGCCCGGAGCTCTTGAAAGCCTACGGGGCCGCAGACAAGTACGAGCTGGTGGCCAAGCTCTTTGACCGCAATCCGGAGGGCTACGCCAAGCTGCTGCAAGCGGTCCGTCAGGTGTCCCGGATTCCCGGGGAAAGTGAACTGATCGAAGAAGCAAAAAACTGATCCGCAACGACGGAGAGGCTTCCCATCTCTGTCGGGCGTTTCTCAGGGGAAGGGGACGGCCGGAGGATCTGGTCGAGTACGAAGTGGATCGGTACAAGCAAAAGCTGTTTCTCATCGCATGCCAGATCGTGGAAGCGGAAGACGGGGAGAAGGCGGAGCGTTAGCCTTCTCCTTCGTTTTGCGCCATTCCGGCAGGCGGATGGGCCTCCATCGGCCAGGATGGACGAAAACAGGGAAGAAAGGAGGGGAGGCCGATGTCTACAGCGGAAGAGGCAGACCGTGCGCCTTCGTGGCGCGAGGTAGTGGAGCAGTTGGTGAAGACGTCCAACGAACTTGAAAAAACGATGGTGTACGGTCGCGATCCCGCGGAGATCAAGCAGTTTGCCCGAAACGAACACGTGGAGAACATGATCCGCTACAAAGCGATGGGCCAAGGGGAAGCGGGAGAGGCCGAGCTGATGGTCACCGTCCGGCAGATTCGCGACGCCAATCCGTACATCGATCCGGGGCGGGCGGAAAAGCTGGCGATGAAAGCGGAAAAGGACGGCATTGCCAACGGAGCGGAGTACGCCAAAAAGGCGGCCCAGCTCCAACTGACGACCAACCTGACGGCAGAGGAAGCGTACGAACTGATGAAAGAGATTCGCGCCAAGACGGGAGAGATCGATCCCGTCAAGCTGGGCAACATCATCCAGTACCACGCTTCTCTTTCCAACGACGCCAACTTTGCCCTGCTGAAAGAACTGCTCCGCTCCTCGGAAGCGGTCCGGTTCTTTGAAACGCCGGAGAAGCTGTCGCGGTTCGTGCAGCAGGCGGAGCAGTTGGAACGGGAAAGACCGGACGCGTTTGCCAGCCTGAAAAAGGACGAGGAGACGCTGGCAAGCGTCTTCAAGGAGATGTACGCGTCGACCGATCCGGACAACCGGAAGACGGACGCCAAAGCCTCCGCAGACGCGAAGGAGACCGCCAAGCTGCTCCAGGCCGACAGCACACAGGCCCGGACGGAAGGCGTAAGCAAGCTGCTGCTGGCGCTCCTGCAGGTGAAAGACGAAACAAAGCGGGCACGCCTGATCAGCCAACTGGACGTGCCGGGCGGAATCCGGCTGTCCGAGGCGCTGCTCCCTCTCTTGAAGGAGAGCGAAGCGATCAGGCACGAGGACACCGCCATTCCGCCCACCTTTCAGCAAGACGTGTACAACCGGGCAGCAGGCAACCAGCCGTACCTTGACGTGAAGCGGCAGCAAGCCGCGCAGCAGCAGGGCTACCTGGAGAGTCAAGCGGCGGTGGATCAGATAACCGCCCCCGTCAGCGGTCACATGCTTGGCCTGCTAAACGGCGCCCACCTCGGCGGAGCGATGGCCCTGGCGACGGACTTCGCGGAGGGTTTGCTGACGGCCGTCGGGCTGTTCAGCGTCGGCCGGGCCGCTTTCAAAGGCTACCAGGCAAAGAAAAAAGGCACGGGGGGCGGCCAGCCGCCCGATTCTCCCCGATCGCAAGGGGGCAGGCCAGGATGCGAGTGCTGCTGCGGCGATCACGGGGGCAGAAGCGGCGGAGGCGTGCCGGAAACGGGAGGGGAGCAGTCCACCCGGAACCGGGCGGGGAAACGAAGCAAGCAGGGAAAAAACCGGCGAAAGACAGCGAAGCAAGGCCAGTCCCCCGGCCGTACGACTGTTCAACCCCTAGCCCCAACCGCCACGCCGCCGACCGACCTCGGCGGAAAGCCGCAGCAGCCAGACGGTACGCTCCGGCGCCTGTGGCAGCAGGGAAAAAGCATGGCTGGCGGCCTCTGGGAAAAGGGCAGGGGACGGCTCGGCCAGATCGGAAAAACGCTGAAAAACATCCCCGGTTTGGGCAAGGTGACCGCCTTGATCGGCCTCGGCGGAGCGGCGGCTACCTTTTTGGGCAGCGGGGGCAAAGCGTCTCCGGCTGAAATCGCCGCCTCCCTCGGGATGGAACCGGGGCAGGACCCCAAGGATTTTCTCGCCGGCAAGGCGGCGGAGTGGGGCGGACAAGCGATCGGGACAGCGGTCGGCGCTTCGCTCGGCGGAATTGCCGGCAGCATGCTCGCCGGTTCGGCCATCGGCTCCATCATCCCCGGCGCGGGCACGCTCATCGGCGGCGCGATCGGCCTGGGGGTCGGAGCACTCGGTGCGTTGGGGGGAAAAGCGCTGTATGAAAAGGCGAAGGAATGGTGGAAGGGGCGCGGAGAATCGGCGGCGCAGCCGGAACCGGCGCGGGATGCCAGACCGCCTCTTTCGGCAGGCCCGCCCGTCTCCGCCGTGCCGGCCGTACCCGCCGCTCCCGCAGCCTTGCGGACTGCCGCGCTGCGCGCCGCGCCGCAGGTCACGATTGCGTCCATGCCAATCACCCTGAAAGCGGACGGCGTGCTGCAGGATGTGTCGGGGATGTTGAAACTCCTGCAGGACCCGGCGGTGAGCGGCCGGATCAAGCAGATCATTGAACAGGCGTTCGTCGACGCCTACGAGACGGGAGGAGGAATGATGCGCGCATGATTCGCCTGCAAGGAAAATACCGGCTGACGTTTCCCGTCACCCCGGGGGAGATTACCTTTCGCGGGTACGGCAATGACATCGAAACCCAGACCAATATCCGGTTGATTGCCAGGCACCGCCTCTCCGTGAGGCGCCCCCGCGCCCTTTCATTTGAATTCTGGCTGCCGGGCGACATTCACTCGCCGTTTGTGGAGGTGGAGGGCTACCAGGGCCCCCGCGCATGGCTGCAGGGGCTGGAGCGCATCTCCCACCAGGAGGTGCTGGTCACCATCGACGAGCTGGACTTGGCCTGGAACGTGCTGATCGGCCCCGTCGACGGCCATTTTTCCGGCAAACACGCCGACTTTCGCGGCTCCATCGAGCTTCCCTTGTTCGAGAAGACCGGGTTTGTCACCTACTCCAACACCAGAGAGCTGTTGAAAGCCCCCGTCATGGCCGTCAAACCCACCAAACAGCGGGCCAACACGACGGGCAAAACGGCCCCCAAACAGGTCCGCCAGCAGAAATTCGCCATGACGGAGGCGCAAAAAGTGCAGCAGCACGCCAACAAGGCCCGCATCGAGGAGAAGCTGCGGCGGTCGTCGGGGCCGCAGCCGTAACCGGCAGGGAGGGAGAGAGATGAACGTCATCTATGGAAAAGAGGCCATGCGGGTGGATGTCACCCCGGCCGTGCTGGATGTGTCATGGTCATCGGCGCGCGGGCAGATCGCCCAGACCTGCGAAGTGCGGCTCAGCGACGCGCCTGCCGTCTCCGTCGGCGGTTTTTTGCTCCTGCAGGAAGAGACGTGGCCGGGCAGCCCTCCGCTTTTTCTCGGCCCGGTCGTGCGGGTGAGCCGGGACGAGGCGGGCGGCGAAACGCGGGCAACCGCCTACGAACTGGCCTGGTATCTGCAAAAAAACGAGTGCACCCGCACCCGGCTGAACGGGGACGCGGGCAAGGAGCTGGAGCGCCTCATCCGCGCCGCGGGCGTCGATTTTTCCTGCCCGGCATTCGGGTTTACGCTGCGGGAGCGGATTCCCTCCCAATCGTACGCCTCCCTGTATACCGATGTGCTCAACCGGGCGTACGACCGCACCGGCCGCCGCTATTTTCTCCAGCATCAGGGACAGAAGCTGGTGGTGCAGGAGGAGGGGGGAAACCCGCAGACGCCGCTGTTTTGGCCCGATCACCAGACGAGCAGTTCCACCGGCGAATCGATGGAAGACGTCTACACGGCTGTCGCGGTCGAACGGTACAGGGGAGGAGACCGGCTGCTTGCCCGGGTGGAAAAGGAGCAGGCGGCGCTGATCAGCCAGTACGGCCGCATGCTGAAAGTGATCGACGCCGGCGAGGACAAGGAGTTGGCCGCCCTGGCCGGCAAGCAGTTGGCGGAACTGTCCAAGGTCCCCCGCACGCGCACGGTGCAGGTGGTCCACGCGGAAGCGAAAGCGGCGTTTGTCCGGGCCGGTTGGGGCATTCAGCTCGCGGAGCGGGACGGCCAGACGATTACGCCTTGGATCGTCACCTCCTGCAGTGCCAGGTGGAGGGGCGGTCAGTACAGCATGGATCTGGAGTTGGAGAGGAGAGGATAACCATGCAGCAAGCGCTGCAGCGTCTTTTTTCCGGAATGAAGCAGGGAATGACGGACACGCAGGTGGAACTGGGAACGCTTTTGTCTCTCGCCCCGCTGTCTTTCAAACTGGATGAGGACCCGATCCCGCTGGAGGAAGAAGAAATCCTCACGCTGGCGGACGAGGTGTTCACGGCCGAACACATCGGCCGGCGGTATGCCCTGATTCGCTGCACGAACAAGCAGTATCTGGTGCTCGGGGAGGTGAGCCCGTGATGTTCCCGACCATCATGCCCGACCAGGCGGAGCAGCAGGGAGGAAGCGGGGACACGCCCATTCCCTGGACCTACGTGTTTGACTGGGAGACCCGCCAACTGCTGACGGATGCGGACGGCCGCTATCTGCGCACGAAAACGTACCGCGACTACCTGGACCAGGTGATTCAGAAAGTGCTGCGGACCAAGCGGTTTGCCTACGGCATCTACTCGGAACAGTACGGCGTTGACTATTTGGCCGACATCGGCAAAATGCGCGCCAGCGTCTCGCTGGCTGTCGTCAAGCAGCAGATCATCGAGGCGGTGGAAGCGCTGGCGGAGATCGAGCAGGCGGATGTCACGGACATCCGCTTCGCCGACGAACGCGTCATGATTACCCTGCAGGTGGAAGGCAAGCGGGGAGAAACAGAGCTGGAGGTGAGCATATGGTCGCGATGACCAAGCCTGACATGCCCATTTTGCGGGAACATCCGGACGAGATATACCAGCGGATGGTCAACCGCCTGTCCGCCCTGGCCGCGGCCCGGGGCGAGACCCCGCCCGCGACGGAGATGGGCGACCTGTTTTACGATCTCCTCTACCCCCTTGCGGAAGAGATCGCCGAGCAGCAGCAACTGCTGGAGTACGCCTTTTTGCAGGGATTTCTGCCCTGGGCGGACGGGGAGTTTTTGGATGCGCACGGGTATCGGGACGGCGTGGATCGAAAAGAAGGAGAGGACGACGAGTCTTATCGGCAGCGCATTCTTGAGAAAGCCAGGTCCGAGGAAGGAAACGGCCGACCTCAAGACTACGAACGATGGGCGAAGAATATTGAGGGAGTGGGTCTTGCGCTGGCGATTGAGCGCGAGCGAAACGATGTCTCCATCGATCTGTACTTGACTGATTTGCAGGGACAGCCGGTTACCACCGAGTTTGCCAAAAAGGTGGAACAGATTTTGTGGACTACTAAACGGATTGCGGGACATGACTTGCAATGCCATCCGGCGGAAGTCTTTCCGATTGAAGTCCAGGTCAAGTTAGTTTTGGCTGATGAGACAAAACGGCCGGAAGCGATATCTCTTATTACGACACGAATACAAGATTATATCAAAGGGCGCAATACAATAGTATATCAACGGATTGGTGCGCTCTTTTTGGTTGATGGAGTCATCGATTACACGGATTACCTCCTGAACGGTGGTACCGCAAACCTAACCACACCCGACAAGGCCGTGTCTGCGCTAACGCTGGTGGTGTTGCCATGATTCCCTTGAAATATCGCCAACTTTTACCACCCTATTGGTATGAGAATACGGCCGCCTTTTATCATTTTTCGGCTGCTGGCGAAGAGTCCGATTGGCAACACGAGAGCATCAAGGAATTAGGAAAACAGTTTCGACTGGCCGAGGCAACCTACGGTCTGGATGTGTGGGACTGGATTTACTTTGGAGATAAACAGCTTGGAACTTATGAACGCAGACGTGAAGAGATCCGCAAAAAGAACCTGGCCAAAGCAAACTTTACACTTGAAGTTCTAGAAGCAATCGGGCGAACGGCAGGGGTACTGAAGCGTGTCAGCGAGCATTTTGGAAGCAAAGAGATTTGGTTTGAATTTGACGCTGGCTATCCGGTTAACGCCATTCAGCTCTCAAAGGACTTTGAGAGAATTCGCCCGGTTCACGTAAAACGTGGATTGACAGTGGCCGACCAAGGTGGAGAACAACTTGTATTCTCAGCTTCAACGAGGACGTTTGAAGTCGGCTATCTTTTGTGTGGGACGTTTTATCCGGATGACGATTTGGAGGGACGGCTCCTTACGGAAGCGCTGGTTTTGCAGCCCACAGCGCACATAGGCTCAATCGATTACCAGCGAGCAAACACATTTTTCACGATACCCGACTAGAGGAGGGAAGCAGGTGGAGATCATTCAGCAAAAATTGCTCGAGTTGACGCGGGACAGCATGAGTGATCTGTTTGCGAACGCCTTGGTGAATGTAAACGGACAGTTGAAGACGTATCCGATCTACAAAACCACACTTGATGGGAACAAGATCGTGAAGTACATCTATCTGGATGACGTACAGGCCCAGGGACAGATTTTGAGCGCAACCCTGGTAGACAACCAAGGGAATGCGCTAGCCGTTAAGCATATGAACATCATTAAGGGAGACAGCGGTCTCCTGATCGCTTTTCAGTTTGTATTGAAGGTGGAGGCGAATGCAGGATGAGCTATCAGAAGACAATGTGGGTTGATCATATTGAAGACCCTAACGATATCGATCCGGCAACTGGCAAACCACGAATCGTGCAGCAAGGAACGAAGGTAACCGCCGCCCGTTTGAACAACATGGAGAATGGCATTGAACAGGCACATGCTTTAGTGGAAAGCGTGGCACAAAATGTTTTCGGCAATGCGGTGGTGTCAGGCTTTATGTTTACGTCGAGCGGACTTTCGGCAAGTTATACGGAGGGAATCGCCTACGTGAATGGCGTGAAGCTGGACGTACCGGCAGGAAGTATTACATTGAATCCCACCCAAGGCCAGTTTCTGTACCTGGATGGTGACGGTGTCGTTAAAACCACAATCAATCAAGCGAGTGCGGAGGCAAAATGCCTGCTGTGGTACATGGCAACCGACGCCACAAAAGTAATCACCTCGACAGATCGGCGCACCATCGTAAACAGTTCCACTTTTGTCAAGCAGACCGATGTAGCCACCAGCGGCGCCAACAAGATTTTACGTTTGGATGCGTCGGGGAAAGCCAACATCAGCATTACGGGGGACGCACAAACTGTGGGTGGATACGGAATCACTACAGGAAGTGCCGCCAACAAAATTCCCGTACTCAACAGCAGTGGAAAAGGGGCGTTTAGCATCACGGGGGATGCAAATAGTGTCGGAGGGTATACACTGGCGGCATTGGATTATCGGTATCAATCAAAGCCGAAGGTTGCTGAGATTATTTATGTTCCAACAGGTGGGCGTATAGGCAGCGATATGGCGAGCTATACAGTCCATTCATTGAACTACTCACTAACGACAAGCGGATGGTATGTTATAACTGTCAAAATTGAGGTTATTGGTGTAACTTATGGTCAAAAATTTATATCCATTGCGGGTGCCGGTAACGATCTAACTTTTGATGTTATGTTAGTTCGACGGGAAGGGGGAAATGAATCATACCAGATAGGGACGGCGGTGCTTGATCCTAATGAAGTTTATCAAGTTGTTCAATGTACAGCGATCTGGGAACTCCCTTCTGGTACGTATGATCTTGGATTGTACAATACCAACTATCTCTATAATGCAAAAATCTCTACCTATCAAAATGGAAATTTCGTACGTTTAGCCACATTGTTCTAAGAAAAGAGGGAGAGAAATGGTAAATATCTTGCTTGCTTTGCAGTATCTTTTCCCCGGAACGACCACGAGAGATTATATCGTAGCCCTGAATGCGGATGGAAAACCGTACATCGAACAGTGGAACATGCCAATTCCTATCCCTTCCGACGAAGAATTGATGGCTGCAGAACTGGCTGCCTTAAAAGAAAAGAAAATCAATGAGTTGAACCGAAAATGTAACGCAGAGATTCTGCGGGGATTCACTTCAGCGTCGACTGGGCATCGTTTTTCATTCGGGCAAGAAGACCAAGCGAACCTTACGCAGCAAATGCTGCTGTTGTTAAATGACCCTAACTTGTCTAGCGTGGAATGGAAAACGGAGGACTCCGGTGTTCAAACCTTCACACGCGAGCAGTTTTTGAGCATCGTCAAAGAAGCAGAGGCACACAAACGGTCTTTAATGGCCCAGTATTGGAAAAAGAAAGCGAATGTTCTTGAGTCTTCTGATCGCGATACCATCAAAGCGATGGAGTGGTAA